GTTCCAATAACCTCCTCTCGTAATTATCCATAGTATTCATTGCCTTACGTAAATCTGCGCCGCGTGTTTTCTCAAGTATTCTATCCAGCACAGGTCCCACTATTGGGGCATTTCCATATTGGTATTTGTAAGACAATGCTTTAGCTCTGAGATAAGAATTCAACGTCTTCTCTTTCGCTCCAACCAACTTTGGGGGTAAGAGGAATAACTTATTCATTATCTTCTTGGGGTCGGGTATGTTGACTAGCGAATGTACGTCACAACGCGTTCCGCAGAATGACGCTAGCCCAAAATTCGCATGAGTCGAGTCTTTCAATCGAATACCCAATTGTTTAATCAGATCCTGATTAAGTCCATTACTAGCACATATTCCGTCATCACCCTCAATCAGAGCGTGAAACTCGTTTATATGCGACGCAAGTTCATCTGGACCCACTCCAGGATACTTGTCAGCAAGGACCAAATAGGACATGATGAGCTTGTTTAATAAACCATTGGATGAACTAGTCCAGGAGGCTCCCGACATCAATGTTTCGTGTATGGTGGCCGTTATGCAACTGAACTTGCACTTATTGGTCCCTTTCACCAAATTGATCAAATACACTCTCACCCGTCTGGGCATGTTTACGTTTCGCAACATGTGTTTCATCCAATAGGCAACTATCTCCGCCTTCACGCCACGATGGTGGCATTCAAATGAGGAGAAATCAGTTTCTACCACTGGATTGTATCCGAACAAGTCGCGCATCAGAACAGGTCTATTCTCAGGTTTCACATGCTTGACAAAGCACCCGGATTTGAATGTATTTTCATCGATTCTACGAAATATCGGACCGAATAAGGCTTTAATCTTGTCATTGTAAGCATTGATGGCTCTGGGATTTTTTGGTTCATCGTATGCTTCCCATTTAATAAATGAATCGCACTGACGATCCTTTTCCCATACTTTGCAGAGTTCCAATATGCTATCCTTTATTTGCCTTCTGCGTCCACCCGAGTAACTTGACATCTCTAAGAAGCGATCTAAGGTGAGCTCAGAGCCTGGCTCCACAGGTGTGATGGTGTTCCGGATTACGTTTTTGGCGTAGTCCAGGAAATGTTTCCC